GAACAGTTATTCGGTAGACCTTCTAGGCTTGGGTAATACTTTTACCGTTTACTTCAATTACTTTCCCATCAAAGTCATTACAGATCTTTCTTATTAAAGAATTATTATAAATAGGGTGAGTTGCATATAACTTTTGCTTCTCCATCCAAGATTCTTGTTCTTTAGTAAGTTTGGTTGTTGGTGCATTCTTTCTCATCAGAAACCTATTTCATTACGGTCCATACCCAAAGGCTTGTTTGATAAACATACCCACTCTTCTAACGGTATATGTATGTAAGGTTCGTTATCTTCGTCATAGGTAGGATTATCACTTACATTCATTCTGACATCATAAACAAAGTCTTTCTTCCATTCATGCATATAAATACCATCAGTCATAGCATAAACAATAATGAACGGTACGCCTGTTGCTAAACTAAAAGATGCTCCTTTTCTTAATTTATTCGTAGAGATTATTAAAGTGTCATACTTGTCATACGCAAAGGTACGACATTTAACTTCGCACCAGTAATTCTTTTCTTGCGACTCTATCCAATAATCTAGTGAATAACTTGTGGGTAACTTATGACAACTAACTCCCCAAAGGCCCTCCAAGAATCCTGCGACTCGTTCTTCTCTTTTCTGATCTTCTCTGCTTTCTAATGATGGTGTCTTCATATTATTCCTCAAAGAAGTTAGGATCTACGGCAACAAACCTTTTGGTTGGTCTGCCTTTGCCCCCAACTTTTATTTCAATTTCCTGGATTTCTCCAGCGTTTTTTAATCGTTCTATAATTTCTTTTACTTCGTATGACTTCATGCTTCTAAATAGTTCATGCCTATCTACTTCTCTTTTAGATATGCCTTCTCCATTTCTAGATCTAATAAATGATAAGACTTGTTTAATCTTAGACTCTGTTGCAGAACTTGCTACTTTGTCTCTACAAGACTCAATAAACATAAGATCATAGTATCTAATGTAATCAATCGCCCACTTAGTTATATCAGCTGTAATCTTTGTTGCATCAGCACTAGAAGCTAAAGTACAAAGCAAAGATAATCTCATAGCCTTCTCTCTGGATCTACTGAGCAAAGGTTCTAAGTTATCTTTTTCTAATATGTCCTGTCTTTTAATAATCTCCCTAGCAAAGTCTTGTAACAGTTCTTCTGACGGTTTATCAAACTCTAGTACAGTTTGGTTTAAATCTAACTCTGCATTATCTCTTGCTGCATCAGATAAATTACCTTTCATTCTACGAACATAATTAACCCAGTTGACTATACTTGTAGGTGGCTCTTTAAATCTTTTTAGATCTCCAACACGTCTTGGTTCATTAGATTCAACAACTACAAACCTATTAAGAAAACCATCTGCTATCCTTCCGCTGTTTAATGCGCCGTAAAAGTTTTTAGGTACAGACAATCCAACTAATGTAATGGCTGGTTTATGTGTAACTCTATTCATCATCTTTTCTTTGTACTCTTCTTGTACTGCCATAAGTGAATAGTTGTCTGGTCGTAGAGTCCCGTGGCAACGCCCCCAAGCTTCCATAAGTGTTTGTATGCCGTCTTCTTTGTTTGTGTTACCAGCATTACTTATAGCCTCAAGTCTTTTACCGAACTCATCCATAATTGTTATTTGTGTTGGTCTTATTTTAAGAACAGAGTGAACAGCACCACTTGATGTATAACCATCACCAACAATTAACTTTTCTTGATCTGAAGCATTTAGTACAGATTCAATAAATGTTTTGATGTTTTCTTTTCCCTGCCCCGATTTAGCAACACCCATAAAATACATACTAGAAAAATTATTCATGTTTGTTCTATATAATCTTCCACAAGTAACGCTTGCTAATGCTAACGCCCCTACAAGAGATAGTTCTGGTTGCGGAACTTGAGCAATATCCTCACAAAAGTCAAACATACTTTTAAGCAGTCCAGGTGGCGAGAATAAATCTTTAGGTGGTGTAATGCTTTCGGTTGACTGTATAAATAGTGGAGCTATCTGATTCTTACGATCATGTGTTCTTTTAACATTATCAACAACTGAATCAACTTCTTGTTGCGGTAGTGGTGGGTTATTATTCTTATTCCAATTTTGTAAAAAGACTCTAACAAATTCTAAGTTTACATTTTTAGATATAAGATAGCCTGCAATCCTAGCAGCTCCATCATTCCTAGATCCTTCCAACACGCCATCCAAGGAGAAAGGTGCCGTTTGTTTACTGCTGTCAATCTTAGGAACGCCTGTAATCTGTAAGTATTCTTTTTCAGTAAAGTCTGGAAGATCTGTATGGTCATGTATTTTCCAGTCTGGAAACATAACAGGCTTATAAACTTGGCCATTAGCATGACGGTTATACGGAGCAATAATAAGACCACCCACACCCCTAATATCTATTAGTCGTTCAATAGGTGTTTCGTTGGTCCTTCTGGTTGCAAAGGTTGTATAGTTTTCTGGATTGTTATAATAGTAATGCATACCTTTACCAGTTATAACTTTAAATGGGCAAGCAGGTAAATTTTTCTCTACCCAATCCATAGCTTCTGGTGAATCTGCATCAACAACAACAAACTTGCCACAAACTAATGCGACAACTAAATTGTCTCTATCTTTAAACCAAGACTCTACAAGTTCCCTAGTGGGTCTTGTTTCCTTATATTGTTCCCAGCCTTTTAAGAATGACGGAGGTTTCTTGTTAGATCTTTGTAAAGGTACTACATTATATCCATCATCATAATAAGCCAGCGCAATATCCAAGGACGAGTCATCCTCGGTAATATTGAGTTGGAACATACTATTCCTGTTCTTCTAAAATTTCAGATATAGAACCGTAAATAGATTCAAAGTCTAATCTTCCCTCTGTTGCTTGGATGATCTGTTTAGCTTGCGCTATAGATGGTTGCCTGTATCCATACCTCCAGGATTTGCATGATGCTTCAGAACAATTAAAATCTTCTGCTGCTTTTTTATGACCTAAAAACTTTATATAACCAGATAATGTGTATTGATCTACTTTTCTTTCTTTATGCTTTGGTTGAACGCCCATAGTGCTTAACTCCTTTAATTTTTTTGTTGCAATAGCCTTGGATCTAAAATAGTAATTAGCTAGCCAAGTTATATCGTTTTGTTTGCTCATATACTTCTCCTAAATAATATGATTTACATATTGTAGTTTCTTGGGTTATAATAATCAAGTTCATTTTTACACAAACTATAGGAGGGTAGATCATGAGCTTAAAAGATAAAATAAAAACACCTGATAAATTGGTGGACCAACAAGGGGCCAAGCTTCTTGTATATGGTCAAGCTGGAGCTGGTAAAACTTTTTCAACACAAAGTATGCCAGGTAATGTTTTAGTCATTAGTGCGGAAGCTGGTTTGCTTTCCATTAAAGATGCGCCTAACGTATCTGCTATTGAAGTTTCTAATTATGATGATCTAAGAGAGGTATATGCTGCTCTTAAATCTGGTGAATTAGTGTACGATAGCGTATGTTTAGACTCTGTATCAGAGATTTCTGAGATCTTATTGGTACATGAGAAAGGTAGAAACAAAGACGGAAGAATGGCTTATCAAAACGTAAGTGAAGCTGTTACAAGTCTAATGAGATCATTTAGGGATCTAGATATGCATGTCTTATTTCTTTGCAAAGAAGGTAAAGAAAATAATGATGGTGTATTTTTCTTTGGTCCTAAGATGGCAAGTAAACCTTTGGGGGATGCAATAACGTATTTCTTTGATGAGGTTTTAGCACTACGAGTTATCGAAGATCAAGATGATGACGGTAATCCCGTAGCTGCAAGGTGGTTACAAACAAGGATAGGTCAAGGCTACACAGCCAAAGACCGTAGCGGTAAGCTAGAAGCCTTTGAGGAACCAAATCTAACTGCTCTAATTGCAAAATTAGGGTTTACTATTAATGTTGAAAGTAAGGAGAGTGCGTAATGTCAGATTTTGATGGCGTTGATTTTTTTGAGAATGCGGAGCAAATGGAATCGAAAGGTCCAGAGGTTGCTCCAACTGGTGAGTACGAGGCAAAGATTATTGCTGCTGAGAAATATAAATCTAACAGCGGTAATTGGACGCAGAAGGTAACTTTTCAAATTGATGGCGGTAACTACCGAGATCATAATGAATGGTATAACTTATGGTCTGCTAACGAAGATTCAAAAAGAATAGCAAGTGAGATATTTAGTCGGCTTGCTCTTACTTGTGGATTTAAGAAGCTACCAGATCTTGCAAAAGATTTTATAGGTAAGCAACTTAGACTTGGTATTAGACAGTATGAAGACAACTGGACTAATAACGAGGGCCAAGCTGTTACTTCTTTGAAGACTAAAATCATAAAGATGGAACCTTCAGAAATGAAACCAGCTGCACCTGGAGATAAACCTCCGTTCTAGGTGATAAGGAAAGAAGGGGGCTATATGCCCCTTTTTTTTGTGTTTTAAAAAAAAACGACCTTCTGAGAGGCCGCTGGTGAGCTTTTCTTACC